ATGTCGAGACAGAAGCGATTATCAATCGTAACCCTATTGGATCAACCATTACGTTACCCGAAAAAGAAGCTAAACACCTCGAGTCTATCGGATATGTTCGGATTATTAACGAAGTAAAGCCTAAACCGAAGTCGGCTAAAAAGACAACGACTAAGTCCACGGCTAAGAAGGAAACGAAAAAGACGGAAGACAAAAAGAAATAAGGAGGGGCGCCGATGGCGGATAAACAAACGCTTGTCGATCGCTTGATGAGGCGATTTAAAGGCGTACCTAATTTCACGGAAACAGACGCAGAGGAACTCGTCCAAGAGGCGATTGACACGCACGACAAATCCGCCTCGGACGGCTTGCTCTTATTATACGCGCAATCTCAAGGCGCATGGCAGATTGCGTTTAGTGTGGCGCATTACTTTAAGTTCGGAGACGGCGAAGAATCGGTCGACAAGTCGATGGTCGCGGAAAACTACCGCAAACTTGCGAAAGATTTGCAGACGGAGTATGAGCTCGAGGTCGGACGCGTGTTCGGGAACAACTTCCGGATTATGACGAGAGTTGACCGCCCGAACACGACGCCTCCTAGCGGAGAGAGTTGGCGTAGGCCATGGCGAAACTACTAACGACGCAGGAAGATATGACTCGCGTATTTGACCGGATGGAACGTGATTATGGCGCATTATCTAAAAAACAACAGGCGTATGCAATCACGGAAATCGGTCGAGTGCGCGGTGAATTGGCGGAGTTTCTAGGCGAGTTTGCGGACGACGAAGGGAAGATAAGTCGTAGGCGCGCGCGAATGATTACGCGTGAGCTTGACGTAATAGAACAGTCTTTGCGGGAACACGGAGAAATCGCACTCAACAACATTATCGAAGAGACGACGGAGTGGACGGTTGACCGCGTCAACAAGGGCGTTGGAATTGCGTTAAGCGCGTCATCGTTCGATCGTGTAAACGAGCACGTTATTAAATACGTTACCAAGCGTTTTGGCGAGGATGGACTCGTACTGTCCGAGCGCGTATGGGGATTATCGGGCGAGATACGGGACGATTTGTCGAAAGTAATTCGCTCGGGAATTATTCGGGGAGAAGGCGTTAACTCTATGATACCTAAATTGCGCAAGGTTTTCGATAACGAGACGTGGAAGATACGTAGGCTGGCTCGTAATGAGTCCGTAACGGCTCACCGCGCAGCTATCGGATATAACGCGCAAGAGTCCGACGTGGTTAAATGGGTACAGTTTCATCACGGAGTTAAAAATACGGAGGAATGCGTAGGCCTTGCGAATGAAGATCGTTACGGAAAAGGTAAGGGCGTATTCAAACCGACAGATACGGATATATGGAATCCCCACGTACAATGTACCGGGTATTCCTCCTACGTCTTAGATGAAAGGTGGTTATGACGGAGTGCTTAACGAAGGTGATATCGAATTTATGAAAAACAGCCAAGACGAAATATATACGCTAAGAGAACGTCCTATTGACGTCATATATGTCGAAAAGACTTACGATGAGTTTACGGGCCAGCTTATCGGCGAGGAAGAGAAGGCGCAGGAAGTTAACGCCGTCATAACTGAAATAACTATACGAAGTAAGGACGGAGCAAGATATATCGAGGACGGAATTGAGTACGAGCAGGGCGACATCAAAATCGACGTCAAGATAGATAATATTGCCGATACAAAAGACGATATCATTCGGGCTCAATTTGACGGTAGGAAATACGAATTACTCGGCGGAGATAAAAAAGGAATCGGCGTAAGAAATCGAGTCGAATATATTGGGCGTGAATTAGTATGAATATAAACGTAAGTATTCGAGGTCTTGACGAGGTTATTAGCGACTTTACCGAGAAAGGTGTTAAGGCGCAATTTAAAGCGGATAAAATCACCGAAACATATGCGCGAAAGATGGCGAACGAATCGGCTGATATGGCGCCAGTGGATACGGGAGACCTCCGAACTAGTATCGCAGCTAGTCCGCGCAAACTAAAGCCGGCGCATTGGGAATACGGATCTAATCTAGCATATGCACGGCGACAAGAATACGAACACCGTTCGAACAAAGGTTTCATACGGCGCAGCGTATGGAATAATCGAACACCTTACCGAGACGCTTTGCGCAGGGAGGTCGTGAAATGAATCTGACACAGTACGGGCTAGACCGATCTATTATACTCGGATTGCGCGAGAGAGTGGGTGAAGGCTTCCGCGTTGACCTCGTATTCGACGGATATAAAATACCGAGCGACAGGCCTCTCATAACTATCGAAAATATGCAGGGAAATTACGAGCGTGTATCTAAATTGCGGGAGGGCATAAACGCGACGTACCGATATCAAATCGGACTGCATGACGTCAACAGCGTTGAGCTGTCGAAAAATAAAGAGGTTATCGCTAATTTATTTAATTTTCACCGTTTTAAGTATTTCGAGGAAAGTTCGGATAATATTAAGGGATTTTTTTATTGCGAATTAACTGCGGTCGTACCGATGCCCGCAAGCGATATATCAAAACAATCGGAGTTTCATCGTGTTTATTTTGACGTAGAAATCGAAAATATCAAAAGGAGCTGTTAAATATGGCAGTAGGAGAAATTTATAAGGGCGAGGAATTTATTTTTCTCGTCGAAATCGAAACGGATGACGGTAAGGAAATCGTTCGTCCATTTGACCAAACAGGCGGGAGCGTCTCTTCATCCGCAGATGAGATCGAGATAGCGACAAAAGATAGAACGGGCGCTGATTACGGCGACATCACGCAAACCATCTCGTTAGAAGGTAATATTACCGAAGGCGATCCGTTTGTCAAGGCGATTAAGAAGGCGCAGCGTGAAAAGAAATATGCGAAAATTTACGAAGTTAATACGAGGGACCTTACGGCAGAATATGGTATGTATATGATTACGACGTTTGATAAGGATTACTCGAACGGCGACTTATCGACTTATTCGCTTGACGGAACTCTTTTCGGGGATATTTGCGAAACAGAATTAACGGCGCTACCTGACGGCGCTCCAGCGCTTGATGGCATGGAATGCGAAGCTATTACGGAAATTGACAACGGTGATGGCGGAGGAGTAGAAGGATAAAAGACGGGCGGGCGATTGCTCGCCTTTATTTTCGAACATCGTCGACGGACGTTAATCGCGACATTTACAATCTCGTCTAGCAGACGTTAAACGCGAGGAGATGAAGAATTTGGCCACATTTATAATTGACGAAAAAGAATACGAATTGAAATTAACGTTTGAATCAGTCAAGCGATTAAATAAAGCATTTGACGGAGGGTCGCTCGAGATTATCGGATTGGCTATGGCGGGCGATTTAGACGCGTTCCCGATTGTTATACATGCGGGTCTCTTGCACACCGGAGAAAAGTTTACGCAAAAGAAGATTAACGAGTCTATAGAGCAGGCGTTCGAGAATGAGACGCTGACCTTTGACGATATACAGAAAATTATGAACGAGGTAGTTACCGATAGTTTTTTCTATCGTCCGACCGTACAGAAACTCATCAAGAAGAATCCGGAGATACAAGCGGCCCTCGACAGCCTTCTTGGGTAGACGAACTTGATGAAGTAGACACGGCAATCTTCGATGGCTGGCGCTATTTGAGTTTGACTAGCGACCTTATATTATCGATGACACCGCGCGAGTTTTCGATTCTAATGAAGGCGCAAGTTGAGCGTAAATATGACGATTATGAAGAGATGGCGACGATGGCTATATTTACGCGGCAGGCTTATCATCGCGAGGGCAGACTCGGAGCATCTGACATTTTCAAGCGACCAGTTGATGGAGACACAGCCAAGAAAACGGCGGACGAAATTAAGGAGAAGTCGGACTACACCATGCGATGGCTCTCACAGTTTGAGCAGTTTAGCGGAAAGGAGGGCGTTATAGAAGATGGCAAGTAACGATATTCTTGTAAAAGTAGGCGCGGATGTTAGTGATTATTCGCGCAAGATGAAGGAAAGTACACAAGAATTAAAGAAGTTCGGGGATAGTAATAAAGAAACGTTTGATGCGTTTAAGAAGACGGGAGCAGTCGTCTCCGCCGCTGGAGCTACGTTGACCGCGGGTCTAGGATTTGCGGTAAGCAAGGCAAAAGATTTCGAGGCAGGCATGTCGAAGGTTGCGGCGATAAGTGGATCAACGGGAGAAGACCTAGAAAGTCTGACGGATATTGCGAGAGAAATGGGTTCAGAAACGTCGTTTTCTGCAACGGAGGCAGCCGAAGGATTAGAGTATATGGCTCTAGCTGGATGGAATACCGAGCAGATGATTGGCGGACTTGAGCCGGTGTTACACTTAGCAGAAGCTGGCGCACTAGACCTCGGCCGCACATCGGATTTAGTGACTGACAGTATGGCGGGCTTAGGCTTAGAAGTAGACGAATTAAGCGGATATCTCGACAAGGTAGCGCACACAGCCGCAAATAGTAACACGGATATAGATGCGCTTATGGAAGCAATGGTAATCGCGGGCGGAACGTTTGAGCGTTTAAACGTACCTCTCGAAGAAAGTACGGCATTTCTTGGCGTACTTGCAAACCGAGGATTTAAGGCGTCGCAAGCAGGTACGGCCGTAAACGCAATTATGACTCGATTAACATCGGGAACAGGTGAAGCAGCCGACGCATTGGATGAAATGGGTATATCGGCGTTCGACTCCGAGGGTAATTTTAAGGGAATGGAAGCGGTCATGCGTGAGCTAGAAGGAGCCTTATCCAGTATGGATGAAGAGACACGCGCCCATTATCAGACGATGATTGCGGGACTGAACCACGGAAAAACGTTTAACGCAATGCTGAACGGGTTGACTGACGAATATGACGAATTAAAATCGGGAATATCCGAATCAGACGGAGCACTTAAGGAAATGCGGGACACGATGAAGGACAACCTGCAGGGAGCGTTAGAGAATTTAGGCTCCGCGTTCGAAGAGATTTTAATATCTCTCGGAACGGCACTATTGCCGGTGGTTAAGACGTTGGTCGGTTGGCTACAGAAGGCGGCAGATTGGTTTAATAATTTATCCGACGGAACTAAAACGACAATTGCGGTATTACTAGGAATAGCTGCGGCAGTAGCGGCTATCGCGGGACCTATGCTGTTATTAGTAGGATTCATACCGCAAATAGTAGCGGGATTTGCCGCGTTGAAAGTCGCTGTATTGGCGACGACGGGCGTTATAGGAAAGGCAACGACAGCTCTACTTGCTAAAGCAGCCGCGTCAAAAGTGCTTGGTACGGCACTTAAAGTCATGACAGGTCCGATTGGGTGGGTTGTAGCAGGTGTTGGACTCCTTACGGC